ACTTTAAGAAGTAAAACATTCAAAGGAATGGCACAGGCAATAGCAAACCAATGGACAAAAACAGATGATAGTGATTGAGGTTCTGAAGGCAGGAACGTTGTTCTTTTTGGCTGTGTTCCTGCCGACAATTACAGTTTACACCATTATCAAACGGTTGTATATGACTATATTGCAGATAAATTTAAAACGAAAAATAAAAAAATGAAAGAAGGAATAAACGTATTATCACTGTTCGATGGAATGAGCTGTGGGCAGATAGCACTTAACAAATTAGGTGTAAAGGTCAACAAGTACTTTGCTTGCGAGATAGACAAGTACGCAATGCAAGTAACTCAACACAACTTTCCTGACACCATACAATTGGGAGATGTTCAGTTCGTTACCAAAGAAACTTTCGGTAATCACAAGATAGACCTGGTAATAGGTGGTAGTCCCTGCCAAGGATTTAGTTTTGCAGGTAAGATGCTGAACTTTGATGATCCACGCAGTAGGTTGTTCTTTGAATACGTCAGGCTTGTTAAGGATTTGAAACCCAAGTACTTCCTACTTGAGAATGTCAAGATGAAACAAGAGTCTAAAGACATCATCACAGAGTATATGGGTGTTGAGCCTATCGAGATAAACTCAGCATTGGTATCTGCTCAGAACAGGCGAAGACTTTACTGGACGAACATTCCTAACGTAGGACAACCTGAAGACAAGGGTATTGTACTGAAGGATATAATTGAGGATGGTATGGCAGGTGAGGCTCCTGTAAAACATACAGATAGAAACCGAAGATATTTAAAAGATGTCAATGGTAAATCATTATGTGCTTCCGCTACAATGTACAAAGGAGCTGGTAACAATGGAATGACACTCATACAAGTAGATGACAAACTCCGCCACCCAGAGGCAACTAAGAAAGGATACGCTGAAGCAGGTGAAGGCGAGGGTCTTGACCTTACATTCCCACAGTCAAATACACGTAGAGGTAGAGCAATGAAAGATAAGTCCAACTGTCTTACTGCGGCAGGTCATGAGATGGGCGTGGTAGTGAAGTCATACAGAGAGGTCAGAACTGAAGCGGCAAAAAAAGCAAGAAAAGAACACAGAGAGAAAACTGGTGAAGACTTCACACCATTCAGAGCAAAGGAACTTGTAGTAAGAGAAGACGAAAAAGTTGGAACGGTTACGCCATCTTTGAGTAACGACCATAAGATAAGCATTGAGAGTGACAAAAAACTTGTATGGCGCAAGCTAACGCCACTGGAATGCGAGAGGCTTCAGACCGTCCCTGATGGATACACACTTGTACTGGATGATAACGGTAAGCAGTTGGTAAGTGATTCTCAGCGTTACAAGATGCTTGGTAATGGATGGACTGTAGATGTAATTACTCACATTATGAAAAACATGAAACTATGAAGAAATACATAGCATATTACAGGGTATCAACACGCAAGCAGGGTGACTCTGGTCTTGGTCTTGATGCTCAGAAGAGGATGGTTCTTGGGCATGTCAGGAACGATGTCATACTTGAAGAGTTCACTGAGGTTGAATCTGGTACAAGCAAGGGCAAACGACCTATACTTCAAAAGGCAATTCAAAGATGCCAGGATGAGGGTGCTACTCTTGTAATAGCCAAGATAGACCGACTGTCTCGTAACGTGCATTTCGTTTCAAGCCTCTATCAGTCAGGTGTTGACTTCGTGTGTTGCGATATGCCACACGCTAACAAGTTGACCATACATCTCTTTGCGGCAGTGGCAGAGCATGAGGCTGACATCATATCTGAACGAAACAAGGCGGCTGCTCAGTCCATCAAGAAGATCATTGAGCGAGATGGGTTTTACATATCCAAGGCTGGCAACAGGATAACCAAGCTTGGTGGGTGTGACAATCCCAATACCGCTCCTGCCAACAAAGCATGGAAGGAGAAAGCACGTAACAACAGAAACAAGAATGTTGCAAGACCATTTGCTCAGGAGTTACGGAGACAAGGGCTTGGATACTGCACTATAGCCATGAGGCTTAATGAAGCAGGTTACAAAACATCAAGAGGAAAGTTCTATTACAAAACAAGTGTACAAAGGTTACTGAATGAACAAGGAAAGTAGAGATAGTTTTGAGTTCTGGTTCTATGTGATATACATAGGCGGACAGGTTATACCGATTATTTACTACATATTAATATACTGAAATGGTAAGAGAAAGAGATTTAAAGGAAATGGGGTTCAATAGAGAATACCCTCTGTACAGAATGGGAGACATTACGCTTTATGCGTATGATGATGATGACAGGCTCGATGTCTACTACATGATAGATGAGAGACCTATCGATGACCATGCATCATTCCCATATGAAAGGTCAATAAGAGTAAGAACAGTAGAACAACTAAAAAAACTGATAGATGAAAGGAGAGGTTAAATTGATAGTAAGGGTGGCTAATGACCATCCTGACGCTGAGATATTCAAGCGTCTCGGTAATAAGATAACACTGGAGCTGGATAATTATGATCACGCATTTGAGCTTACGATGACAATGCTTAACTTGCGAGGCTCCGAAATGTTTGAACACGGAGACCTGATGTTCTACAATAACGGAATACTGATAGAGATAGACAGATGAAAAAGGAAGAAAAACAAGCAATAATTGACATACTCAATCAATGGAGGGATATGATAGGAGTTGATGGCAGGAACGTTGACGTACTGATAGACAGAGTTAATCAGATATACATTCCAGAGCCAATAGACATACAAGAGGTAGATGTTATCAAGGCAGACATAGCAAACATGTGTGACCAGATCAAGTATGATGTCAAGCAGAATAAAGTACGTGGTGTTGATAATACAACGAAGAGAATGGCAATCTATAAAGCTTCTGAGATAAAGTATGGTAGAACGTCAAGTATGGAATGTGCGGTTAAAGAGTTCTTCGATAAGGACAGAACAACACTACTGCATTGGAGAAATAAATCAGATGACCTTATTGATATAAAAGACCCTATGTTTGCAACGTATGTTAGTCAATTAATTTAACACAAAAAGTGTAACACCGCAAATTGAAAACGAACTTTTAAAAACAAGGGATGAAAAAGATACTATTTATATTGGTAGTTGTTATGGTTTCTTGCGAATCACAACCATTGCCGCAAAAGCCCTACATCATTATTTACAAAAACCCAAATAGCGGAGCTTGTAATGAAAGCTATTGCAGGTATGAATACCAATCTGCCAATGGTAGAGTGATTTCATTCTGCGATTACGAATCAAAGTATAACATAGGAGACACGATAAAATGAAAACAAGAGAACAAGCAGAAGCGAGGGCATTGGAACTTTACCCAATTTTTGAAGAGTTTGACGTTGACAGATTGAAGCCACTCAGAGAAGCATACTTGCAAGGTTGGGATGAAGCTCAACAGGACAAACAGACCTGCGGATTCTGCGTTGAACCAGCTACGGAATTGACAGATGAAAAACATTCTGAAAGCCTTGACACCAAAGAGAATGAAGGTTCGGAGTTACCTTCGGAAAAGCAAAAGGACAAACAGACCTGTGGATTCTGCGTTGAACCAAAAGAAGTTGAAATGATTGAGTGTCCTGACTGCAACGGTGAAGGTACTTGGTACAACGACACATCAAGACAATGCACAACATACAGAGGAGATTGCTGTGGTGGTTGTGGTTATGATGTGGACTGCGATACTTGCAATGGAACGGGCGAAATTGAAAAAGAAGAAGAATGAAACACGAAATAATCCTCTGCAACCACCGAGCCAAGAAGGGAACACTTCAGGCGAAGAAGTATGGAACACTAATTATCTTCCTATCCTGGTTACTTACAGGAGGGATGGTGTATTCGATGACATTAATTTAAGACAGGAACAATGAAAGAAGAAGAAATAGACGAGATCCTTACACAGACAGTTAACGGAATGATGCTCATGGGAGTATCTGAACACTTTGATGGAACGCCACTGAAGATGATATTCTTGGGGCTTTCCTCTGCTTTGGCAGCAACATCGTCCGAGCATAAAGAGGCAAGTGATGACATGAAAGATTCTGCGATAACCATGCTGGAGACAATGAAGATGGTAATAGAGTCTTCCAGGTTCATGGTTGAGGTGGATATTCAGAATCAGATAGATGACCTGTTGAAATAATATGATTTATGGGATGGATTAAAATTGACAGAAACATAACCGAACACTGGTTGTGGTCTGATGAGAAGAAACTAAAGTGGTGGTTGACCAT